ATATTAAATACATCTGAAATTCTATTATTAATACTCTGAGAGAACTTATCAAATGCTTTATTAATAATATTAGATACATTACCTCCAGCAAGACCAGTAAGGAGTTTAAATGTTCTATTAATATCAGTATCATTAATATTAATACCACAATTGTTAGCAATATAATCTAACTCTGCTACGTTAGATAATAATTTAGTACCAAACTTATCATCATTAGTTATAGATAATTCTTCATAAAGATCTTTTATAGTAAATGATAACTCAGCCTGTGTAGGAATACCATTAATATTCCATTCTCCTTCACCACCCTTAGTTAAACTAAGATCTGTTATAATACCCATATCTATATTAAACATACCCTTGTAGTATGCTCTTACTAAGAATGGAGAATAATAAGCTTGAGCATCAGCATTACGTGGTAATACTAAACATAATACATGCCACATTGGAACCATTATACCTAAGAAGAGAGATAGATTATCTCCTCCAATGGCAACTAAATTCATTTTACAAGAATAAGATCTTCCAAATGATGAATCTGACCATATCTCTGGAAATACTATTCTACCTCCAGCCATTACTGTTTCTGCTTTAGCAATAAAACTACTAAAGATATTACCTCTACTACCAACAATATTATTTATCATACTCTTAGCAGTTTCTATATTAGATGCTAATCCTTCTTGACCTAAGAATCTATCTAATTTTAATCCTACTGAATTAGAACCAATACCCATTAAGAAACTTAACTCTCTAGCTTTATCAGATAATCCATTTATGGTACCTGCTAAACTAGATTGAGATGTTGAGTTACTAAAAGATTCACTTACATCTGTACCACAGTCTGCATAGAATGGTATTGCTTGATTATATTGATTGAATAATCCTCCTTCTTTAAGAAGACTTCCTCCTCCAGTAACTTTCTTCCAGTCTATTTTACTTAACTGAGAATTATGATATACTATCTTATTTATCCCTAAGAGTAATGCAGATGCTCTTAGTGCAGTATTTACGTATTCATAATACTCTACTATATTTGGTCTAAGAGAATAATACTTACCATTACCCGTTTCTAATAGATCTGCAAACTCTTGAGTTTGATTACCTACAAAAGCACCACCAAGAATTGTCTTCTTTTGTTTATTAGAGAATCCTTTCATGAATTCTGGAACTCCTGGGATGATTAATAGTAATGGCATATACTTAAGAATCTTAGTAGCATATACTCTACCAATACCACCATTATCCCCATATGGATTTGTTCCAGTATGTGATAATCTAGGATCTGCTGTAGGAAGAAACTGAGGTGGTATACCCATAATACCATGAATATCTTTAACTCTTAATCCTTTAGATTGATCTGAGTTATTAAAAGTCATCGCTAATACATTAGCAGCAGCTGCTCTACTAGCAGCTTTACGTTCTTCTCTCTGTCTCTTCTTAATCTTCTCTAATTCTTTCTTCTTTAATGCTTCTTGTTCTTTCTTACTAAGCTTCTTAGGTGGTACAGTATTCTCAGATTTCTTCTTAGTATCTTTACCATCTTTCTTTTCATTCTTACCTTGTTTAACTTTATCTTTAGCTCTAGCTAGTGGATCTATCTTATTACCAACATCTTTCATTACCTTTTCAAACTTCTTACTTGCTTCAGTAGCTTCTTTTAAATCAGAACTATTTATACCTACAAATAACCCTTGGTTTTCTGTAGCAGCATTTACATACTTCTGAGCTATAGCCATCTTCTTCTCATCAGTAACTTTCTTTAAACTATTCCTAGGATCATTAGCTAACAGTAATGCTGTCTTCATACTCATCTTAGGATTCTGTTTCATTTCTTCTATAGTATCTTTATTAGAATCAATAAAGTATGTTATTTGAGCCATTGGATCATTCCAACTAGTCTTATTTGCTTTACAATATTCTATAAGCTTTCTAGCTTCTTCACCTCTCCAATTACCAATACCAATTCCAGGATAAGATTGACCATCCATAGCCATATTAACGTTACCATACTCATCCTTAAGTTTCTTCATATATTTATCATAATCTTTTACATTCTTATCAAATTCTTTAGAAGATGTTACACCTTCAACAGCTCCAGACTTTAATCCAGAATTAGCTTCTAATGTAGCGACCATTGCACTAGCTTGAGTTACAGATAACCCATGTACAGTTTGTAGTAATGTACCAAGAGTTCCAGCAATGTCATTTTTATTCATTTTTTTCATACTTCTTAACCACCTCCAATAATAAAATGATCCTCAGATAGCCATATAGACTATCTGAGGGCATGTCATTTTATCAAATTCGCATTATTGTGATGCTATCAGTCTCATACTACTGATCATATCTTGAATTGACGCACTATCGGCATTTTCGCCATTTCCACTAAGAGCAGATCTTATCTGTCTTTTAAGACTTCTATCTACTTCTGTGGCTTTATGCATATCTTTAGAAGATATCTTTAGATTTAATTTATCACTAAGAATCTGGAATATCAGATTTAATTTATCTGAATTATCTGCAATTCTATATAGCAATTGTATAATTACATTAGTAGCCATATCAGCACCCATCATCTTAGGTCTATCATTAGTTCCAGTAGCAGCAATCCTTCTACCATTATAAGTTATAACATCACCTACTTTAGTACCACTAACTTTATACTCTTTCATAAGATCTTTATTATTATCTGTAGGAATAGCATTAAGCTTAGGTACAGAACTCTTAGCTGCTTCTTTAAAAGTACCAAGATTAGATAAAGGTTTACCTCTACCATATCTAGTTCCAGTAGCAGATATATTTACATTAGTTCCAGTTACTTTAGCAGTAGACTTATTCTTAGGTCCATGAGAAGCAAGTTCTGCTAATGTATTAGGACCATCACCAAGTATCTTAGATGATTCACTAGATACAGAATTCTTACCGTTAGGTACAGCATAATTAGGTCTAAATATCTTATTCAATGAAGGATCACTAAACTGATAAGTCTGTCTCTTTACTTCATCTATATTAGCTCCAGTATTACCTTCAATTGTATGAACAGCATCTCCACCTTTTTCTACAATACCAACATGAGCTATTCTTCCAGCTCTAGGATAATAGAAATAAACAATATCACCAGGACTTGCATTCTGAGGTGTAACTAACTGACCACCAAGACCTGGGAATCTCTGAGCACCATCAACAGTAGAAGTATGTTTAGGAATTACACTTGTAGGAATACCAGCTTGATTTGCTGCCCATGATACAAACATAGCACACCATTCTTCATTAGGCATTCCAAACCACTGACCATACTTAGTCCAACCACGACCCTGAGTATCATTTCTAGAATGATCTTCTTTAGTACCAACCTGAGATGCTGCAACTTCAAGAAGCTTCTTAGGATCTCCAGTAGCATCTCCAGTATATCTCTCACCAGATGCAAGACTACTATCTTCAGAAGATGCCATAGATGATGAACTACTATCACCAGACATACTTCCAGTAAATGCAGATAATGCTTTACCAGCAATAGAGTTATCTAATAAATTACTAAATAAATTAAAAATACCCTGAGGCTGCTGAGATTCAGTAGATGTAGTAGCATCTCCACTAACTCCACCCATATTAGTCATAGTTCCAGAACTTGTAGTGTCTCCATCTACTTTAGTCCATTCACCATTAGGACCAATGCCAGGATATAATCCATTATATCTCTTATATAAGAACTTTCTTTGTGCTAAGTTCTCTTCAGGTGTAAAGAATGAACCACCATTAACAGCTTTAACAACAGTCTTACCACCCCATTCAGGATGTAAGTTCTTAGTTCCAGGATTTATATGATGATCAGGCCAATTGGTTACAAACTCTATAACATTCTTACCCTCACTATGACCCCACACAGACCATCCTCTATCTTTAGGATTCTTTAAATCACCAATGATACATTTAAAAACATGACCATCACTCTGATAGAAGTCTACATAATCACCAATAACACCAAATGTTGAAGTACAAGCAATAACGTAGCGATCTCCAATTCTAGCAAATCCTTCATTATCATATTTCTCTCCAGCTTTCTGTTTTAAAGTAAGCTGATAAGAAGCTCCAGTAATCTTACGCCATGCCATATAAGCAAAGAATGCACCCATACCTGGTGGTATATTAATTACTTTACCAGTTAAGAGACCATCAGCTCCAACAGTAGCTTCACCACGTCCCCATTTACCACGAAGCCTACCAAATGCAGATGTAGGAAGTATTCTATGAAATGGTATTCTAGAACCTCTACCATATGCAGAAACTCCTAAGTTTGATTTACTTAAAAGAGTATTCATATTATATAACTGATCATCTTTACTAGCTTCAGGATCCTGAACTATAGCATTACCTCTACCATCAGTACCAGTAACGGTTACATAATGAGGAGTCTTACCATATGGAGTTCTACCAGAAGTTCCATTAGCATCAGAACCCATTAATACTGTAGGCATACCACTATTAATATTAGCAGCTAACTGAGATCTGCTAGTAGACATCTGAGAATCTAATCCATGCTGACTGAAGTAATCTCCAAAGAAGTCTGGTCTTGTACCACCATCTTTCTCTTTATATCCACCCTTTAATGCCATATTAGCAGCACTAAGAACAGCATTACCTCCACGTCCATACATAGACTCAACTACATTAACTGCAGCTGCAGGTCCACATGCAGAATCACCAATAGTCTGTAGAGAAGAATCACCCTTAGCATTGAATCTTCTTCCAGCAATTGCAGGATCTGTTTGCTTAGAGTATTTACCTCTACCATATCTAGTTCCATATCCACCAAATCTTGCATATAGTGGATTATTTTCATCTTTAACATGTAAGCTACTACTTTCTACAGGTTCTCTAGATTCACCATATTTTTCTCCAGTAAATTTCTCATAGATGAATCCTAATGGATCTGAGAAGAACTCTTTAACTCCACCAAAGAATCCACCTACCCAATCTACTATACCATCAAGAAACTCTTTAAGACCTTTGAATATTTGACCAATAATAGCTATAGGTGTTCTAATTAATCTGGTTAATAATGTAACTCCAGAAGCAATAGTACCACCAATACCATCTGTTTTAACACCAGAATCCCAATACTCAGCACTAAATATTGATAATTCACCATTAATTACTTTATCTATTATTTCATTATTCTTATTCATACCTTCAGTACCAGCAGTAGCAATATCACTAACAAAATCTGATACCTTATGTATTCCAGCAGATATTACTGTAGGTACAAATAAAGCAACCTTACCAATACCAGTAAACATTGATGATGCTGTATCTCCCATAAAGTTACCATATGTAGGTTCAGTATATTCCATAAGACCAGCAATATCTCCATCTACTACTTTAGAACCAAGATCTGTGGTTATTGTACCAATACCATTACCAACAGCAATTACACCATCTACTACAGGTTTAAGTACTTCTCCTACCTTATGTATTCCAGCAGATATCAATGTAGGTACAAATAAAGCAACCTTACCAATACCAGCAAACATTGTTGCTGCTGTATCTCCTAAGAGGTTATTATATAATGGAGCTTTGTATTCCATTAATCCAGCAATATCTCCATCTAATAAATTAGAACCAAGACTAGTAGATATATTAGCTATACCAGTACCAACAGCAACTACACCATTTACTATCTTACCAATATTATCTCCAATGAAATGAACACCAGCAGATATCAATGTAGGTACAAATAAAGCAACCTTACCAATACCAGCAAACATTGTTGCTGCTGTATCTCCAAGTAAGCTCTTATACCTAAGAGGTTTAGCTTCCATCAATCCAGCAATATCACCTTTTAGCATCTTAGAACCAAGCATTTTAGTTATATCAATAGCTCCACCACCAACATCTTTAACTACATCTATTACACCACCAACAACATCCCATACTTTATGAACTATAGCAGATGTTACAGTAGGCATGAAGCTCAATAATTTAATCATACCAATAACAGGTTTAGCTAAATTACCCTCATAGGTTTCTACACCTTTCACTCTGGTATTATAACCCATTAAGCCTAGTACATCACCCTTAACAACATACTTACCAACCTTACCTACAGCATCTAATAAATCTTTACCAACATCTCCTACTTTACCAACAATACCACCAATGAATTCTCCTGCCTTACCAACAGCTCCACCTACAACATTAGCAACACCTGAGACTTTATCTCCAACCCAAGAACCAACAGATTTAACACCACCCCAAACTTTACCAACAACATTCTTAACACCCTTCCATGCTTTACCAACAACTTTACCTACCTTACCAGATACAGATTTAGTATTCTTTAAATACTCATCTTTAGATTCAGTAGATCCAGTTTCTAATTTATACTTCTCATATTCAGCATCAGCTTCTTTTCTTCTAGCTTCAAGATTAAGATCTTTATTAAAGAATTCACAAAGCATCTTAGCTACAGCAGGAACTCCAGGTACAATATCTAATATTACAGTAGCACCACATACTGCTTTAGCAATACCACATAAGAATTCTTCTAATATATCAGTCTGATTAACACCAAGTATTGCTTCAGCTTGATCACAACCCAGTACAAAGTCTGCAACTATCTGAGCTATAGTAAGAACAAATAATACTTTACTAGCAGCTTTAAGTACAACTTTAGGTCCTACCTTAGCAGCACTACCGGCTATTAATTTAGAGAAGAATGAGAATAACTTATCTTTCATCTTCATTAATCCAGATACAACTTTAGTATTCTTTAAACCTTTTATAATATCTCCAAGCTTAGATAATACTACATTACTAGAGAATAATTTATCAAGACCAGCTTTTAATCCATTTATTATAGTACCTACTTTACTACCAACAGCTTTAGTAGCATCTACTCCCTTAGCTACTTTAGACATAACTTTCTGACCAACTGTAGCTTCTTTAGCAAATACAGATCCTGCTTTATTTAAAGCATTAAGATCTCTACCAGCATTTAAAGCACTACTTATCTTATTACCAACTCCAGCAGCTTTAGCTATAATCTTTTCTCCTCTAGATGCAGCTCCCATCAACTCAGGATTAGCAGCTAGATATTTACCATTCACAAATGCAGATTTAATACCATTACCAATACCAGATACTTTAGATACTAATTTATTACCACCAGCTCTATTAAATATATCTGATGCTAATGTAGGATTAGCAATACCATTAACAGCATTAACAGATCTTGCTGCTATCATATTAGCCATACCTCTACCAGCATTACCAGCAGCATTTATAGGTGCCATTATACCCTTACCAGCATAACCAAGTAATTTAGCAACAGGCATCTTACTCTTAGTCATAGCATTTAAACCTTTACCAATAAGACCAGCCCCAAGAACACCACCATGCATAAAAGATTTTAAAGATGCTTTACCTACAGTATGAGCTAAGGTAGCATACTCACTAGAATCATCAGCAAATGTTAATGTACCATCAGGATTCACTGTAGCTCCAACACCCTGAGCATTATATATTACTGAAGCATTAGCTAATTGCTCTGGAGTAAGAGTATTACCATGCTCATCATAACCAACAGTAAGATTATCTTTAGTAGTTTTAGTTTCAGTACCCTCACCATGATCATCTCCAGTTAAGTGCTGTAATGCTTTATTTATACCCTTACCAGTACCCTTAAGAACAGCAGCTATTATTGTAGGCATATTCTCAACAGCAACAGTTATAGCTTTCTCTATTATAGTAGGGATCTTTTCTGTTAATAATTCAACAGCATCAGATATGGTATTACCAATAAGATTAGGTAAATCATTCTGAATCCATGGCATTACTTTATCATTAAAGAATGGTTCTATATGGTTAGTCCATACTGGTTTAATAACACCTTCAAATAACTTCTTAAATATACCAGTCCTAGCTAAGAAAGTACCACCTAAGATAGCTCCAAGCATACCAAGTTTATTCTTCCTCTTCTCTTCTTCAGTCTCACCAAATACTTTAGTAGATAATTCAGAAGCTTTCATCTGAGCAGCCTGTAACTTCTCTGAGAATCTCTTTCTTAACTCTAATCTCTGTAATATAGATTTAGTATTAGAATCTGTAGTATCATAATCTACAGAACCATCACTACTTCTTTTAATTAAAGCCATACCCTCACTGGTTGGTACTACATCTCTACCATCTCCAGCTCTATCAGTTTCATCAAAATTACCAGCAGTGCTAGTACCAACACTATTCTCCACTTCAGTAGATATTGGAGCACTAAGAGCTCTTACAGCTCCACCACCATCACTACGAGCAGATGTTTCTTTACCACCAAATATCTTACCTGCTAACTTAGCACCTCCAGATAATAATGCTTTAGCTCCACCTAAGAGAAGTGTACCAAGACCATTACTCTCTTCAGTAGGTTCATCTGTAGGAATAATACCCTGATCGGTATGTACCCAATCTGCGGTACTCATATTTATAACTGATTCTACATCTTTAAACTTCTTAGGATTCTTAGCAGCAGTATTAAACTTTCTACCTAACTCTTTATAATTAGCTCCAAGTAATGGAATTGCTTTAACATCTTTTTCAGTAAGAGGTCTCTTTATAACACTAAGCCAATTAGAGAATCCTTTAGTAAGTATAAGCGTTTGTAGATTATTTCTATCTACAGGATTTAACTCAGCAATATATAATGCAGCTTTATCATCATATTGATTACCTCTAGTCTTAGTCTTCTTTAAGAATCTATCAAATATAACAGTCTTCTCAATTCCTAAGAGAGTTAACTGATTAATAGACATACCTCTTTTAGAAGCTCTCATAAATGCTTCAGAACCACCATGTTTAAACATTCCAGGTGCAGGAGTTGAAGCTATATCTCTAAGTTTATTGAGTTGCTCTCCTGCTCCCGCTTTTTCCATATCAATATCAATATATCTACCTATTAGACGATCAGCCATAGCTTCTTTTTTAGCATTAATCTGATCAGTCTTATCATTAACTAACCTCTTTGTATTTCTAGCATTATCAAGAATCTTAGCCATACCTCTAAGATTATCACTAACTTCTTCTGCTTTAGATTCACCATTTTTAAGCTTATCCATATCAGTATCAAATGTCTTCTTCATATCTTCAGTACTTAAGCCATTTAATGCACCAAGAAGTTGGTTAGATATGTTAGTAGCCTTAAGGAGTTCTCTAAGGGTTGTATTACGATCTTCATCTAATTTCCATTCTTTCTCATTAGCTTCTAACTGTGCTGGATTCATAGCATCTTTATGCTCTAATTCAGCAGCTATAGTAGCATATAACTTCTCAAGATCATGATTATTATTAATATCAAAACCTTTAATACCACCTTTTCGTATAATCTCTTGTATAACCTTTTCACTTTCTCTAAGACCTGTATCAGTCTTATTACCAGCAACATCTCTTCTCTTATATAAATCACTAAACTTATTTAATTTACTATTAAGATCAATATCTTTATTCATAAGCTGATTAAATTCTTCTTTAGATAATCCCTCTTTAGAAAGAATATTCATCACGCCTTCAATATTACCAGAATTTAATGCTTTAGTAATCTTCTCTCTACCCTTAGTAGATATCTTACCACCATTACTACCTTGGAAGCTATCAAGAGTTCTAAGAATATCAGCACCAGAACTCTTAACTTTCTTAGATATGGCTTCTTTATTATCTAATCTATATGCGATAGTATCTTTTAATGTACTAAGATCTGCTCTATTAGCACCAGCAAGCATCTCATCTAATCCAGATACTTTCTTACCACGTCTCTTAGCAAACTCCATACGTTCTTCTGCTGTCATATAACTAGCATTAAGAGTATCTACCTGTCTTTGTCTTATAGCATCTCCAGCCATACCAAATAATTTAAATGGTGATGTAGCCAATTTAAATGGCATAGCAGCAGCTCCAATAGCACCTCTAGCCATAGTACCAAGTACTGATTCTTTACCAAACCATTTATCCATTACAGTCTTACTAGTCTTAAGTACTTTATCTTTAAGAGCATCACCTATCTTTCTAGGTATTATACCTAAGACTTGAGGTATAGCATGTATAGCAGGTTTAATGAATCTAGATAATGGATCTACTACATTCTTATCAAATGTATTTATAAGTTTCTTACCAAGAGTCATCATAGACTCACCCAATGGAGCAATAGCATCTTTAAATGCTCCAACAAGACCACCATTTCTTACACCATCTATATCAACACCAAGAAGCATATTTTTAAATTCATCAGTAGCACCCATCATACCTAAACCAGCACCAAGAGCAGCACTACCTAAGATACCAAATGGTCCACCTAAAGCTACAGAAGCAACTACTCCTGCTAATGCTCCCTTACCAGCAGCAGGAAACATCTTCTTTAGAATATCTTGTTCCTTCTGACCTATGGTAAGTTTACCCTCTTTACCAAAGTACTTCTTCTTAAAATCTTCATTCTCTTTTAAGAAACCAAATGCAGCACCTACAAGAATACCTCCTATAGGACCTAAAGGAGTAATAAGTCCAGGTAATAAACCAGCCATACCATACTTAGTCATACTAGGGAAGTATTTAGATACTTTCTCTTGTATAACTTTAGGGACAAACCCACCTTCTCTTTTACCATCTACTAATTTACCAAATAATTTATCTTTAAGAGAATCACTATTCTTTATAAGCATAGATGCTCCACCAATAGCAGCACCAATTAATGGACCTCCAACTAATAAACCTATTAATCCACCCATAGCTCCACCAGCAGCAGTCTCAGGAGCATATTTCTTAGCAGTTTCTAATAACTCACCAAGAGTAAAATCAGTACCCTCTATCTTCATATCAGCATCAGCATGATGAGATATACCTCTAGCATTAGTACCAAATAATCTATTCTTCTCAGCTTTCTCTTTAGCTAAAGATGAAGCTATAGAATGCTTAGGTCCAGCATTAATACCCATTCCAGTAAGAAGAGTATGAGAATCCTCAGAGTTAAGAATATGAGATGGTTCATTAACACTATAAGCACCAGTCTTATTAATCATACTAACGCCTCTAGAGTTAAATATCAATTCACCCTTAGATAGCATACTATTACCCATGAATGGTCTACCCATAGTACCCTTAGCCAAACCACCAAGACTATCTATATCTAATACTGAAGCTGTAGTATCACCAACTTGATTACCTTTAGTAGCTGTAGACTTTTTCTCTTCTGGAGCTGGATTATTCTCAATAATATCTATTAAATTTCTATTAACGATAGATTGTGTTGGCCTTCTATTTCTTCTTCTATTAGCACCATATTCTTCTCCAGTAAAGTATTTATACCCCTCACCAAATACATCTTTATTAGCTTGAACATACATCCTGCCTAAGCCTTTAGCTATACCACTAAATGAACCTTTAAATCTATCTTTAAAATCTTCACCAATACCAAGTTTTTCTTTAAGAGGATCTAATACATGATTTTTAAAATAATCACTAACCTTATCAAATGTAGTATTAATCTTATTAACCATAAAGTCCATCATACCCTTGAACTTTTGCTTCTTATCATCACCCTCTAATTCAGACTTAAAAAACATATTGTATATTGCAGCATCTGCACTATATAGCATATCTCTAAATATCTCAGTACCAGTACTAGTGATTGCTTTAGAGAAAGAACCATATTTTCTAATCTTACCAACCATCTTCTGTATGAAATTCTTTTCCGCAGGATCACTACTCTCTATACCCTCATCGTCATCATCATCAGCAGCTTTATTACCAGTACTAAGTCTCTTCTTAGCTTGATCTAATGAGGATTTATCAGTACCAAATCTTTGATCTAGATAACTAGATAAAGCATTAGATTCTACCATAGCTCTAAGATTAGCATTATGCTCATCTGTAGCAGCATCTCTTATAGCACCCATTAAATTCATAAGCTGTTCAGAATCTAATCTATCAAGATCACTAAATACTATAGCTTTACCATTCCTAGCACGTTCTAATGCTTTCTGGTATAGCTTCTCTATATCTCTATCTTCTTGAGATGGACTACCAGTATTAGGATTCCAGTTAGGGTTCTTAAGATCAATAACAGTATTTATATTAGGTAGATTATTATCACCAGTATCCTTTCCACTTAAACCGCCATACATCCTCATATACGTTAATTCTCTATTAATATTCTGAAGATAATTAAATATAGAATTACCATACTCATCTTTAAAAGTATTATATGGGCTTTGAATTTTCATATTCTTCTTATCTTTATCTAGATAAGAAATATGTTTATCTACATTAGAGAATCCTTGAGACATTATAGCTTTAAGAGCATTATCTCCATTCTCTTTATCTCTATACCATCTTTCTTCACTATCTTTAGCATCTCTAACCTTATTGGTTATTCCCATAAGTTTGGAAGCTTTAAAGTTCTTCTTGCCGTTAGCTCCCATGAATGTATACATATCTTTTGAAGTCTTAGTAATTAAAGTCCATACATTCTCATCCGACAGGTTAGGATACTTTGCAGGATTAACACCATTAGCAGCAGCACTAGCTTCCCAATTAATCCAACCATCTGTTTCATATATGAATTTAATCATTTCTTTCTTGGCTTTTTCAAACCTAGTAAAGTCAGATTTACTCTTAAATGATATATTCTTAGTAGCTTTATTAAGATCTCTCATATATTCAGATGATGCAGATTCTTCATACCTATCTTTAACTTTATCAAAGTCTTTCTTTACATCTTGAGCTTTAGTCCATCTACCAGATTCATAATCATAGAATCTTTCTCTTGATCCTAATAGATGGGCTTCAATCTTAGCAAGATATGATGGAATAACTTCTATAATAGATTTACGAGTAATACCATCAAATGGTACTGCACCCTTTTCATATTTAGAAGTATCTAGAGTTCTATTTGGATCTGAATTAATACCGAATATCTTCGATAGCATTCCCCAAATACCACCCTCATCATCTCTTCTAGCTTTAGTCATTCTACCAATAGTGACACCAAATACGCTAGCAATAGTATCATTAAGCTCTTTAGTAGCTTCTTTAATAGTTGCAGGTATTACACCTTTAACAGCAAACTCTAATGCAAATTGTAATGGGGATACCATCATAGAAGCAAGCATGTTAGAATCATCACCCATACCAGGGATATTAAACATGCTAGTTAAATTCTTAATATTATTATATTTATTATGTTTAATATC